ATATAAAAGTGATAAACCCATAGATAAACATGAAATATTTGAACCGTTTACATACGGAATGAGGCAGTTGAATGACAAGGGAATACCTTGTTTCAAATATATAGTATCAGCAAAGTCCGACCCCGAAATGGTGTATAAGGGAATTACTAGTATGATAAAAGATTATTGAGGAATGAAAGATGTATCAACAACCGAATTTGATAAACACGCAACAAAATAAACTTTTCTTGCCTAAACTACAACAGTATAGAGCAGTTGGGCCAATTGAAGATTATAAGTTTGATGCGATAAAACCAAAAAAGCAAATGAAAGAAATAAGAAAGATATTATTACCGGAGAAGAAAAAAGTTCTTTTCTTAAGATATGGACACAAATTTAATTTCAAAGATAGATGTGTAGTATGTGGAACACATCATGTTTGGGAGTCCGGTGATTATTTAAGACCACCAATACCACTAGATAAAGTTGAGAAGGGTAGGCCACTTAGAGGAACTTATTGTCCTAGACATGCGGCTATTCATAAACAAATGGAAATGCTACAACAACAAATATTAGCAGATGAACACGGCTTAGATTTTAAGGCATTTATTCCTAAAGCGAAAATGCCGAATATGTTAAAAAGACAACAAATTACAGACTTAACTAAAGAAGATGTTATGAGGTTGACTAGCATGGGGTGGATTATAACGCCACCAACTCCGGCTAAAGACGCAGAAACACAAATGGCTGAAATAGTTAGATTAACGGCAGAAATACAATTAAATACAGAAAGGATAGGATATTTGATTAAGGGAGAGCAAGGTGAATAATATGGCTTTTGGAACAAGTAATAAAACGGTGCTAAATGCAGTTCAAGCACAAAACGACCAGCAATTTAAGAATGTAAATAACTTACTTTCTTTACAAGATAATCATGTTGAGGAGTTCTTTCAATATCATGGTGAAAAGTTTTTGACGCAATTAGAAAAACTTATGGAAGATGTTGTTGAAAGAGTTGTAAGTAAAATGCTAGGAAAGTTAGCATTTTCAACAGAATCAACTACTGGTATGTTGAGAATACATGCAGATGCTATGAGAGAATTTGAAAAGATTACAGCAGAAAATATTGAATTAGATATTAGAAATATATTAGATGCTGCTATCAATACAGAAGTTGTAAATCAAAGAAAGTTGGCTAAACAACAATATCTTGAATCACAAGGATTTAGCGGAGGCGGTGGACAAATGCCTATGCAACAACCAACAGCAGGAGTAGCGATAGCGGGATTAACAGGAAACATGCAACAATATAATCAAGTGCAAGGTGCTGTGAATAATGGTAGTGGTTATCCCGTTCCCCCTACTGGAACAGACAATTATGGTAGGCCATATTGGATAGATGCTCAAGGACAAATGAGTTATGAGCCACCTTCTAGCGGTTTAGGTTTAGGCGGAGCAATACAAAAAACTGCGGCTTGGGCTAAATGGTTAATGTGAAGGTGGTTTTTTGAAAATAAGGCTAGGCGATAGCAGTAGGAAAAATATTGCCTACACATGGAATGAAACTATCGCCAAGAGAAAATTTAAAGAATATATTTTTTATAATTATTTAGAAACAAAACTACCGGAGTATAAAAATTATACGACTGATTATAACCCTAAAAAGGTAGCGGCTCAAAGCACTAAAGGAAAGGTTGAAGGATTTACTAAAACAGAATTTAAAAATATATTTAAATCGGCTATCACAGAAATTGAAAATACTCCGATTAAAAAACTTATTGAGGACATTGAGATAACAGCAGAACTCAATAGTTTTTTTGAAACACCGAAGGGAAAAGAAATACTTGACGAATCAATAAGCACTTTGAATACAAGGGTTCTTTCTTCTATTTTTGAGCAAGAAAGATTTAGGAAAGAATCAATGTTAGCAGTAGAAAGAGGACTAAATAATCTTGAGGTAGTTGATTATTTTAAAAATAAAGTAAAAGTCAAGAGAGTTGAAAAGACAAGAACTTCCGGCAAAGGAAAAGAAAAAAAGAAAAAGGTTGTGGAGATACACAAGAAATTTATAATTGATGGTGTTGAACTTTTTAAAGAACCTAACAATGTTAAGGCTAATGAACTAAAAAAATTAGGATTTACAAGGGCTTCTTTAGGAAAAGAACAAAAGGACACTTTCAATACAAGTGATAGCGATGCAAGAATGTTTGTTAGTGAAGCAAAAACATCTAGCATATATCCTTCATCAGTGATGGGAGAAACAGGAAAATACAGTATAAATCTAATAACACCACTAGTTCCTATTTCTGTAAAAATAAAAGGCTTAGGCGAACAAGTAGTTCCCTTAGTAGCAGAAAGCGGCCAAGAACTTTTATCAGTGTCCGATAGTTTGTTGATACCATTTGGCGCAGAATGGGAAAGAAATAATAAAGCCGAAGTTGAAAGATATAAAGAACTAATAAAACCATTTAAAGAAATGAAAAACATAATTGATGATTATGTTAAATACATAAACAGATTAAAAGATGAACACTTCGGAATAAAATCACATGAAGATAAAGAAAAACTAAATAAAAAGGAATTAGAAAAATTTCTAAAAGAATTAAAAACAAAAGTAATAGATGACCCACAAGGAAAACTAATAGCAGAAAGAATGCGACGAGCCTATCCAGCAGGAGGATTTTATAATGAACATAAAAATATATTAAATAACATTACTATGGTTGGTACTAAGAAAAAATACCAACTATTTTATCCCAATATTAGAAAAGATGACTATAAAATAGACATTGGTAGAGGACTCAAAACAGAAGATAATAAAAAAATAAAAAGCCAAAGAGATGATATGATAGAAATATCAAAGAAAAAAACTGAATTTGCTAAGGAAAAATTAGATGATATAGATACCGGAGAAGTTAAAGAAACAAGAGCAAAACTTTCACAAAGAAAAATAACAAATATAATATCAAGGGGTGCTAAAGGAATAGAGAATTTGCCTAAGATGTCAGCAGAAGAAATATTTGAAAATAAAGATGGTGAAATAGTGAGATTATTTGCTAACCAACTAAGCGATTTAAAAAATACATATTTTATTTCTCTTAATATTAAGAAAGTTATTGGAAAAGATAAAACAGTTTATAGAATGTTTTCAAATAAAGACGGCAAATCTTTTATCGCCAAAAGACCGATTTTATTCAATGAAAAGAAACCCACAGCATTTGCGGAGGATAAAGAAACAGACGAAAAACTGCTTGGAAAAGCAAGAGAGTTTATCAACACTATTAAAAAAAGAACTAGATTATTGAAAAACATAGGAGGCAAATAATATGGCGATAGCATCATCACCAAGCGACTATACATCTATTGATGTTGACTATTCAACCGGAAAAGGATATTATACAGATAAAGATGCAGTATCGGACATGCTACAAGTTCCTGCTTTTTCATCTTCAACATATCCTAGTCAAGCACAAGTTGGTAAAATAATCAAAAACATTGAAGGTATTGTTGATGATAAAGTAAAGAGGTCATACAGACCGATTATTCACAAAGACGAGTTTCACGATTTTGAATTTGTAAGACACCCAATGCAAGCATATTATGGTGGTTATGTTGGCTTTATACAATTAGCCACAATGAAACTAAAGAAAGTAATATCTTTGAAAGTCTGGCAGGGAAATAGTTATCAAGAGTTGGCTTCGGCTCAAGCAAGCATAACATTACACCCCGATGACTTTCACAAACTTAGAAAAATAACTTTACAACTACCTAATAGCGGAGATACTTTTGAGTTGTTTCATCACGGAGAAGGGGCGATGTCGGCACACAATACTTTTGATAGTAGATTTGGAGCAAAGACAACTGCGAGGGATATTTGTCATTTAATCAATGAAGAATTCCCTGCTAATACTGCTCAATTTACAGGAGCAAATAGAGAAAAGGAGAGGTCTTCTTCACCTAATAGTTTAAGCATAAGTGATTTCTTTTATGCTTCTATTGACCCCGACAATGGGTATAAAATTAACATTTCAAGTTTGTTAGCGGGAGAAGATGGTTCGGGTTGCACTATAACACTAACAGATAAAGTGGGTGAAGACTCTCAATCAACTTCGGAGGCATTCACAGATATGCAAGATATGAAAAGACTAGGTAGTTTTTGGAGTATCAAAGATGACGGTAGAATATTTTTCTTAAGAGATTATCCTTATCATACCCAAAACTCAATCATAATTACTTATGTTGCTGGTTCTTCAAGAGTTCCTTCGGCTATACATAAAGCAACTACAATGTTAGTAGCGGCTGAAATATTAAGACATGACGACCAAACAATAATGATTGCTGAAACTGGCGGTAATATAACTACTAAAGAAAAGTATGATATTTTAACAAAAGAAGCGATGGATATATTGAAAGGAAAGGGTGATTTAGTTTATTTAATTGAGTAGTGTTTTCTATGGAAGAAATACAACTTTTCAAAAAATTTTTACAAATAGAAATGGAAAGACAAGAAGCCATGAAAGAACTATCACAAGTATTAGGAATTGATGTATCTTTTAGTAAAGAAGAAATGATTAAAAATGCAGAAGCGAATTTTAGTAAGGC